CCTTCCCAAAACTTAAAGAAGTATTCGTTGAATAAAGGATTGTCTCCTCTGGCACCTGCGTGGGTGTCATTAATAAGGGCTATTTTCATAATCTATTAATTATACTACAACTCAGGTGGAATTTCAGGCACTTGTTCTGTTTCTACTGGCAACTCTGCCTCAATAAAGTTCTCAAGGCCTTTTGTTTTCGTTTTCTTCTTTGCCTTTTTGTTTTCTTCAAACGTATGAATGAACTCAGCAATATTATCATACATAACAAACTGTTGCATATTACCTTCAGCATCTTCAAACATTTCACCTTCATCTAAAATACCGAACTGTTCAGTAGCTTTGTATTTTACATAAAGTTGTTTCTTCTCTCTACTGATTCTTCGTAGAAAGGCAAAGTAAATAATCTGTGTGAAATAGGCAAATGGATTTGTTGATTTGTCTGGATTGAAATTACGGAAATACATGATACAGTTTTCAATACCATCAGCAATCATCTCATCTCGGAAAGAATAAGATACAAAGTTTGGTTTGCGTGATAGGTGTTCCGCAATCTTGATGAAACATTCACCAATGTAATTAGGTACTATTGGGTCTTGTTTATCGTTTCGTTTAGCTTCATCACAGGCAGCACGATAATCTATCAAGGCCTTTAAGAAGTCTGCGTTATTAATATAGTGTTTAGTTTTTTTACTCATAATATGTTCCAAGTTATGTAATCATTATATAATATCAATATACTAATGGCAAATTTATTTACAATATATTAGCACCTTTGCCTCATTTGGTGCTTGACAAGTGTTATTCTCTCGGTGTTGGGTTTGAAGATAAGTTATCCAATACCTAATTAATGTAATAACCTCTTCTTAACATCTGCTCTTAATTGATTAAGCTCTTCCATTAATTCTTCTTCATTTATTTCTTCTTCTACTTCCATATCATTAAGTTCAGAACCTTCATATTCTGGAAGGTCATCGTAAGATGACAGTGCTTGGTCAACATCATTACTTGAAGCTAACATCTCAATTTCTAAATCTCTAATTGATTTATTATAGTAGTCAATTAGATTTGCTTTAGGCTGCATGACAGATAAGATATCATCTGTATATACCCATGTAGCATTACTTTCAATTAATTCTACAGGCAACCAAGGTGACATCAACATGATTGCTTTGCCTGTTGGTAATCTCTTAAACAACAAAGTCATTGGATTCGCTAAGAGAACTGTACCTTCTCCGTTTTCTTCTCGGTAAGCTGCAATGATATCTTCGCCACTCTGTAATCTAATTATTTTTATATTATCCATTTTTGAGCTCTATGTTGTAGAATTTATATTCAAACTTTTCATCGTCATATATTTTAACACGTTCAACAAAATGTTTCAATGTATAGTTGGTAAATTTGCCTACTCTAAAGTCATCTGCAATATCATATAATACTGCTTCTTCTTTGTTATCACCTTTACGTAACCCACGACCTATGGATTGTAGATTGCGAACACGGCTCTTACTAGGGCTTGCAAATACCACATTATGCAAATTGCGAATATTGATACCAGTAGAAAAGGTACCATACGATGCGATAATAATAGCGTCATTTTCTTTTTCAGTAATGGCACGTATTGATTCACGAACTTCAACATCTGTTCCTCCGAATACAAAGAATACTTTTCGTTTCTTCTTTTCTTCGTTGATTAATTGATATAATATTTTTCCATGTTTCTCAACAAACTGGAATAATATAAGTGAGTTGCCTTTTAATGATAAGGCAAGATTTTTAATGAATTGATTTCTTGCTGCATTTCCTACTATGTAGTCCATCTCTGTATGATAGTCCCAATCTCTGGCCTGTTTACAGATTGCTTCATCATACTTCAACACTAAACATTTGATTTTGAATGAGGCAAGATGGTCATTGTCAATCAACTCTTTAGTTGTTACTGCCTTATAAACTGGACCAAATAGACCTTCTAATACTAATCGGTGTGTTTGTGTACCGTCTAATGTGCCTGTGCAACCTATTCGGTAAGATGCACGATTCAAACCAGTCATAATAGTTGTGAGTGATTTGGCTTTAAACTGATGTGCCTCATCACCAAGAACAAAGTCAAATTGTTCAAAGTATTCTGGTGGATTTTTGTAGATGGATTGCCAAGTTGTAATGGTTAAAAACTTAGTAGAGAACTTATCTTTACCTGCATATTGTCTGTGACAGTATTGTTCTGCATCATATCCATAAGATTCAAAGTCTGAATACATCTGTTCAACCAATGATGTTGTGGGAACAATTAACAGACCTTTTTTGAAATCGGAATCTTGTATCTTGCGTAGAATGAGATACTGTATGAATGATTTACCTGATGCGGTAGGAGAAAGTAAAAGAATTCGTTTATTACGAATCGCATGAACAAATGAACTTAACTGATAGTCATGTGGTTCAAAGGGAACATTTAATGTAGAAACGAACTCTTTGGCTTCTTTAATTGAAAAGTTCTCTGTTAGATTTACCTTTGGTTCAACAAAGATTTTATAGTTTCTTTCTTCACAAAACTTTTCAATATAAGGAACAAGACCATGATACATTTTACTGGTTCTTAAATCCAGCATACGTATCTTTCCATCCCAAATTCTATTTTTGTAAGCCGGAGTAAATTGATAACCCGGTACATAGAATGTGAAATAATCTGAAAGCTCTTGAGCTAAATTTCTTTCACAATCTATATGAACAAAGGCTTCATCAACCTTAGTAATTATAATTGTATCAGACACCTTGTATGAATCTTTCCCATTGTATAAAATCACGCAATTGGAAAGTTCTACTGTTCAACTCTTTGAGAATTGCCTGACATATATCAACAATTTCCTCATGCATAATTTTGCTTGCCATAAATTTATTTAAATCATCATCACTATCCATATATGTAGTGATATCGGATTTCAACACAAATTGAAATGGTTCCCAACCATAATGTTTTAATTGTTCATCATCAAGTTTACCTGTAAAGTATTCCCATTTAATCTTTTTCATTTTGTTATACTTGAATTCGGCTTCTTTAGCCAAAAGACGGTGACGAGAAAGTATATTCAAATACTTACTGTGTAATTGCGGTATGTTGATTAGTTCTTTGCCTGGCTCTGTTCTGTCAATAACAGAATCTTTACGCCACATTTCAAGCAGTTCTTCAAGTTTATTCATAATAAAAAATCCTCCTTAAAGGATTATAACATAGTTAAAACAATTTTTCAATATCAAAATAGGCAAATCTGAATGTTGCATCGGCTGTTATGATAGTATCTGGACTATCGGTAGCACTCACAACAAATGTAGATAAGGTGGTGGGAAAACAATCTTTAAGTTTAAATCGGTAAAGTGGTTTGTTTGATGATGAATGTAGAGTTAAAGTTGCATCAGAGAATTGTGGAGTTTTTGGGTTACTAATGTTCTTGGATAGTCTACCCAATTTACGATATTCTTCAAACTCTACAGGGAAAGTCATAGCACGAATCCAATCATGCACTTCTTTCCAAGCTGTTAATTCTTCATCAACATAGAATGTGACATTCATTAAATCATAGATTGCTTTTTCACCTGGTGAATATAAGTCTACGAATGGGTTTGTTTGAACAACCTCACTCAAAGAGATACCAGGTACAGAAACACCTTGGCAAAAGTATTGCACATTAGGCAGCCTAGCAAAGTTCAAGGTGAACTTGTTAGGGTGTAACATATTTGGATTTGTTGGGTTTCTAGTAATCGCAGTCATACTTGTATTTATCCATATAAAAAAAGACCACCCGAAGGTGGTCTTTTAAATACTCCTCTTAACGGGAGTTTTATTACATGATATTGCTTACTTTGAAACCACGGTAGTAAACGTTGCTCATAGCACTGATAGCGCCAGAACCTTGTGAAGAACCGTTTGCAAATGGGTTAGCAACCAAACCGTAACGGGTCTTGAAACCAATCTTAGGTTGGAAGTTATTTGTGTCAACTGCACGAACCATTTGTAGAGGAACGTATGGGCAGTAGAACAAACCAGCGTCATATGCATTTGAACCCTTGTAACCAACTACAGCAAATTCAGCTGTTGATGATACTGGGAAATACGGGTCAATATACACCTTGATGCGACCAAACAATGTACCAGCAAATGTGTTACCTGTATCGTCAACTGTCAAGTTTACTTGTGAGTTAAGAGCTGATTGATAGTCTAACAAACCAGCCATTGCCAAAGCAGAAGCTACGTCTGAAGAACAAATCAATGTGTTACCTTTACCACGGCGAGTTTGCTTAGCAATTGTATTTGCTTCACGCTCAATCTGGAATGCCAAACCTTTAATCTTTTCAACCATCCAACGACCGTTAGAATCTGTATCCAAGTCAAATGTACCAACTGTTGTTGTACCAACTTGAGCACCAACTTTAGCAGATGTGTAGATTGTGCGTAGAACTTCACGGTTGATTTCAGCAAGAATTTCAGCAGACAAAATGTTTGCCAATTCTGTTTCAGCGTCAAGACCATGAACTGCCTTCAAGTCTTGTGCAAGTTCCATTGAGTATTCTGCCTTCAAAGCACGTGTCTTTGCAGTTACAGAAACTTTCTCAATCATGAAACCCATTTCGTTAGGTGTCAAATCTTCAGCAACTGAAGTAGCCATTGCTGAACCAGTTTGCATACCAGATGCGAATACGTTATCATTACCTGTTGATGTGTTATCAGCTAATGAAAGAGCATCGTGTGAACCTGTACCAGACCAAGCTGTGTTAGCTTCGCTGTAGAATGCTTCGTTACCAACAACACGGCTTGTGCCATATGTTGAACGCATTGCAAAAATCAAACCTGTTGGACCTGTCATTGGCTGAACACCGCAAACATCGTAAGCGATTAGGTTAGGCAATGAACGGCGAACCAAACTGATTAGGATTGGGTCAAAACCAGCAACTGGACCTGTTGCAGTAGCACCGCTACCGAAACCGCCTGTACCTGCTGAGTTTGTTGGAGCTGTTTCGTTAAGAATACCAGCTTCTTTTTGCATAGCTTGAACTTGGTTTTCCAATACAACAGCTGTAACAGCTTTCTTGTATGGGTCTTTAATTGCAGGCATATCAGCGTGTTCTAACACTGGTGCCCATTTTTGTTGTAATGATTCTGATAGATACATTAAGTTATCTCCTTAGAGTTTTGTTTAAATTATTTAACTGATTTTGTAATTGCTGCCATAGCTGCGGCGATATAAGGGTCATTAATGACTTGCTTTTTATCTTCAGCAATATCTACTTCTTCATGAAGTTGTTCTGCATCTGCCTTTTTAACACCAGATGGGAAATAGTTTTCACGAATTGTTTCCAACTTACCTTTGTATTCTTCCTCTGTGGAGAACTCAACACTCTCTGCGAGTGATTTGATTTTTTCAACTTGGGTAGCTGTTAAACCTTCGCTAACTTCACGAGTAATTTCTTGTTTACGTGATTCAACTAATGACTTCTTAGTTTCAATACCACGCTCAATTTCTTCATTCAATTGACTTTCAAGTTCTTCAACTTTAGTTGCCAATTCTTCTACTAGGTCAACCTTTTCAGCAGGAACATCAATATAGTGTTCTGCAAATAGATTGCGTAGACCTGAAATAAAATCTTCTGTCAATTCTGAACGTAAGCCAGTTTCAATAGCGATTTCATTATCTGCAATCCACTGTTCTACAACATATGATAGATAGTCATTAACTTTTTCTGTCAAGTCAACCTTAACAGCTTCAACGGCCTCTTCTAACATACCTGCATAACGTGCTTCTGTTTCTTCAGCAATTTGAGAAATACGGTCATTAACACGTGCTTCAAAAATTGTAGAAACTTTAGATTTAAAATCTTCAGAAATAGTTGAATCATCTGCGAACAATGCATCTACATCTTCCGCAAATACTGAAGTAGTAACTTCAGCTTCTTCTTTTTTCATAGAATTTTGTGTGTCTGGTGAAGCAGCTGATGGCTTAGTAGTTGGTGCAGTTGCTGACTTAGCAGCTTTAGTTGCATCAATCTTGTTTGAATCATCATCTGGTTTTGAATTTTGTGGTGTTGGTCCGCCCAAATCTACAACTTCTGCACCAGCGCTTGGCATTGGGTCAGCGTTCTTGCCTTTTGTTCCAGCAAGGATTTCAGCAGCAGCCTCAAAAAGTTTGTTTTGTGACATTAGGAATCTCCTTTTATTGATTGCTTATTTATATAATTTAAAGTTTTGAAATGAAATTGTTGAAGAGTTTAATTGCAACCTCTTCTAATTGTTTACTTGAGGCTTTCTTAATTTGTTGTTTTGCGTTATCAATGTCAACCTCTACGAATTGACCTTCAACAAAAAGCCATTCTTTGCCTTCCATGATGCCGTTAACAAAAGCACCTGGTGCGGATGGGTCAGCCACAATATCAGCTGCTGTAGCCAAACGAAAATCGTCTTGAACAATACTAAGACCATTGTCGCCTGGTATCAAAGAACCCATACCTCTTGAAGAAACACCTAAGTTTACGCCAGATTCAATAAAGTTCTTAACGATGTTACCATAAGGTGTATCAAGAATTTTTGCCTTACCAACAAAGATGTTACCATCTTGTTTTAATTCTGTAATTAAATGTGACACACGCTCTAAGTTAATAGATGGTGTATCTGGATGACCTAACTCACCCAATGCACGTTTAGTATCTACATACTCTTTTACATAACGGTCAACTTCACGTTGTAGAGTATCTATCTTATACATACGGCGATTCTTGTTGCCTTGTTCAGCAACCAAAAATGGTCCTTGTATGTATAGTTCTTTTTTTCCGTCTTCCGTTGCTTCTGTTAAATAATTAACATCTTCAACACGTTCTCTGATTAGTTTCATTTTAAGCCGCATCCAAATCTGTTGAGTAAGTTGCTGTCTTAGATA